AGGAGAGCGAACGAATCTGCTCAACAACTTCAGGAGACACTAAAAGGTCAGTAAGACCTCTGCGAGCACCAGAAGGAGTTCCACCCACAAAAGAAGCATTAATTCTTTTGATCTTGGTGAATAACTTGTTCAAGTCATCCAATAAGAAACGATTCGCCTGAGCTGTTCTGAATGCGTGACGGTTTTTAGCAGAGAAAGCATCATTTCCAGTGGCTGCGCCAGCAAGAGCTGTCATAACCAAATTAGAAGAGGTTCTTTCCTGCTTCAGGAGTACTTCCTGAGCAACGCGTGTGAAGGTCTTACCAATGACATCAAGTCTAGAGCGAGAGGCATACTTTCTATCGAAAGAAACCGCACTATCCAAGGTGTAAGTGGTGAACTTCAATTCAGAAGCTGTTGGTTGAACATAATTGGTCGGAAGACCACCGGCTACGGATTGAGAATAAACCTTGATGTAATCCTCATCGAAAATATCATAATATAAATCCAATGGGATAGAAGGGTTATCATCAGCGTTGTACTGTAATGGGGTAAACAGGTTACTAACAGTAGGAGCGTTATTGATCACTTCGGCTAAAACCGGACCAATGAACTCAGCTAAAGCTACCTGAGCAGCATATGCGGTCTCACGATTGCGAGATCCCATTGCTTTTACCAATTCGACTTGCTCGTCAGTTCTCTTTAATGTAATTTTCATTTCTTAAATTTCCTTTCGTTAATCTAATTGTTTAATTATGCAACCGTCCAAGAAGCAGAGCAGTCTAACTGAACCAACGCATACTGCGCGGTTCCCGTACCAGCGAACTGATCAGATTTACCCATCTGAGATGTTCTATTACCTGTTCCAAGGATTGTCCCAACAACACTATAAGTGCTGCCAGCCAAATCTTCGTGGCTCACACCGGTCATCTTGCCTTCGTTTGCAGAAACGACGGCTAAATTACCGGGTGCAAAGTTTGCATCCTTTTCGTAAGCAGCTTCGTCAAAGGTAAATAAACCTTTGGAAGCAACAGGAACAGCCTGTCCGCTAAGAACAGCCTGTAACTCGTCACGCTTAACAGGATTGTAGATCAGTTTTTCACCGTTCTCATCATTTTTCACTGTTTGTCGAAGTGTGACGCCGATAACTGCGGTACCAGTAGTTGCAGCTTTGCATCGTAAAGGAACGGTGGGATATTTGTCTGCACCCAAGAATGGATAATCAGTTTTACCCAAATAAGAACTATCAATTAAATCATGAATGTCCTTATTCATATTTCCGCTCAATACCTTTACCAATACGCCTGCGCTACCGTTACCGTTAGTTGAAGGCGACTCGTCAACATCCTGATTTGCATACAGGTTGATGACATCATTGTCGCTATATTGTCTGAATGGTAATAATCTTAGTGCCATAGTAGTATTTTAGTTTAATAGGTTATTGAAATGTTTTCACTGGTGAAGGCCTTCTTGAACTTATCAGTTAAGGACTCTTCAACTGAAGAAGCTTCGTTGTTGTTGGCGATACTCGAATGAGGAACTTCAACATTTTCAACGACATCTTCCACGGACTCTTCGGCTTCAGTAGCCTGCTCAACGCTAGCCACAACTTCCTGAGAAGCTTCAGTGGCGGGCATTCCTGCCAAACGTTTTTCAAGCTCTTCCTGAACCTTAGCCTCAAATTGTTTTTCTTGCTCCACTTTAAAAGCTTTGCTCTTGTGATGAAGTAAAGAAGCCAATTTTGACTGATAATCTTCAAAAGCAGCGTCGGAAGAATCTAATGACTTAACTTCTTGAGCTAAGACAGTACGATCCTGATCAGATAATTCATAAAGATCATCGATCGATTCCATTCTGCTATTGAATAACTCTTCTGCGGCTGCAGCGCTGATGGAAGATTCCAGCTCATTAATTCTTTGGCTGGCCGCTTCCAATTCTTTCTGAAGATTTTCAATCGAAGCTTTGGCTTCTGCTGCATCCTGTGTAGCCTGAGCTTTTTCAGCTTCGATGGCTTCTCTTTCGGCCTTGAACTGTTCGTCCTTCTCACGGATCTTATCGATCACATGAGTCGCAACGCTTGCCACCGCCTCTTGAGTGAATTCAGCATTGTCCGCTAACTTCGTATCGAGAATCCTCTCGAACTCGGTTTTGAACTCTGTAATATCCATAGTATTATTATTTTTTACAGTTTTATTTTCACTTTGTGAAATTTTTAAAATATTATCTGCTTCTGCATGTGCATCTTTATTATCATTTAATGTTAGATCAATATTCTTTTGAACGATAAGACCACTTACATCAGCAGCTGGATTAGTTGTAAATCCAATTCCCAATGGGAAAACCTCTCCTACAACTAACCTATAAATCGGGGTACCATCTTTGAGCTTTCCACCTCCACCAAAAGTTTTTAGAAAAGCTTGTAACTCTTCAATTTGCTTGGGGTTTTTGATAATTTCAGCGTCTTTTAAATCTTGTGAGCCGACGGCCAAAACATAATCATTAAATCCCAACTCCCAACTAGCAGAAATCTTTTTATAGTAATCACTGTCTTCATCGCTAGATTGTAAGAGTACATCGGCAAACTCTTTATTAACGGTTTTATAAACAACAGAAGCCAAAGAAATAAAATAAGGGTCATTGGTTTTTAAAGCGGCGGCATTACCAATAATTTTATCATTATTCAAATCTGTAAAACCGGCATTAACAATATGACCAACAACTTTTTGCTTTTTGTGTTCAATATTAGTTGGTTTATTAACAAAGTAATCAATCAAATCAACAGCGGTCTCAGAATCAATTCCGTCACCATTTCTGTTAAATTTATTAACTACAGCCGCATTGAAAGCGACACCAATCAAATCGATATTTCTATCTAAATCAATAGACTTAGGGATCAATGGTTTTAAGTTATCCAAAGATGCCTTACTAATTTGAAGTTCGTCCTCCAAATTATTTGTAGCATAAATATCGAAATTATACTCTGTTTTATATTTAAATGTAGCCGCCATTTTTAAAAAATTTACACTTAATTATGCCTCAAGAGAATTTTTTCTACTGTGATATAAAATAGCAGCAGCATAATCATCTAACTCATGTTCAGAACTTATATTTAAAATTTCTGACATAGGCTTTAAATCTATGATTTTATTGGGGTTTTTAATACATTCTGCAGCAGTAGCCTCCCAATTTTCCATATCTTTAGCGACAACTACAGATTCACAAACTCTTTCTAACATTTGTTTTTGAGTTTTATTCAAACGTTTTTTCTTAAAAATTTGCTTAGCTTCAGAAGACATAAAATTAAAAAGATGGTTAGTTGCATCAGCAATATCTTTAATACCGCTAACTGAATATGTCGTCTTAGCTAATGTTTTTGAACCTGCGGGTCTACCGGGATTTGAAGTACTTCTTGCTCTATTTGTAGGAGCTTGGGCTGGCGTAGGTGTTGGAGGAATTGGCGCTACCACTTCTTCACCGTAATCAACAGGAACAGGCATACCTCCAACTATTGGGTTGTAATATCCCTTTTGTCTATCTTCTACAAATTTTTCTTGAGCTTTTTCTAAATCAGCAGCACTTGGAAATACCCCAGTTTCAATTACCTTCATACCTTCAGCAGGAGGCAGAATGCCTAATTCCATCATACGAGTGATAACTCTTTGAACTTGAGAAGAATCTTGAAGATCAATTGTTTCGAATTTCGCTGTAGGCACTTGTTGTAATCCAAAGTTTTTACAAATTTGTTTAATCTCTGGCTGCAAGAAATCATTTAAGAAAGCATCTCTTGACTCTTTAAGTCTTTGCAAAAACATTTGAGCTTTGATCTCGGTGCTTGCAAATTTCTCTTGATTAAGAATAATGTTTTGCAAACCTTCTTTAATATCTTGGTTGACAACTTCGTATTTGGCAGGACCAATTACTTTTTGAATATCAGGAATAACAAAATCAGCTTTAGTTGTATAATCGCTAACAAGAATACGGCCAACGCTTTGATTTTGAAAAAGCGATTGCATGGCACGAATATTTCTTGGGTTAACACCACCTTTATCCGGAGTATTACCCATGGTAATTAATAAAACAACATTTTCAATGGTACGACAGATTGACTGGTCAATCTTTTTCATTTCCATTTTAAAATTAATATCATCTAATACAGCAAATCCAAAAGGTACGCCAAATGGTTCATAGTCTTGCTTTTTATAAAAAGAAAATCTTAATTTTTTAGGATCAAGCTGGACCTTCATACCATCAGTATAATATCCGTTTTTGCTGATCTTCTTTTTCATTTCTGGTGTTAAAGCATTATAAATTTCTTTATCTTCATCTGTTTGTGGGTTTTGTAATCTTTCTAATTCATATTCACTAAGAATCTTTTCATACAATCCAGCTTCAAAAGATGTAGATCTTTTGGCCACCATATCATACGGGTTAAGAAGAATATAACGAACAGGTAATTGATTTGTTTTTAAATTTAATCCAAAGTTACGTACTTTTGCAAAATCATCTACATTAAATTTACTATCAATAGTATATAAGAAAACATTGCCGCTTCTGTAGAATTCACGAAAGAATTGATCTTTTAAACGCCAAATTTTAATTTTTTTAAACCACGCCTCAATAAATTGCCTAGACTTGACGCTGCCTCCTTCAAGGTATACGGTAGAATTGGCAAAATCTGCCATCATATCAATTGCGTTGCGAAAAATAGAAACATTGCAATATGCTTTCTGGCAAAGCTCAATAGCATCTCTAACATTAACGCCGTCAATACCGTATTGGTATGGGAGTAAGCCTGCTCGAATATTTGTATACTTAAAAATCTTTGGCCCAATCGCAGCATTATTTCTTCTGCTTTGGGTTGTTTCGGATCCACT